ATCACCTCGGCCCTGTCGTCATTACCGCTGGCACCTATGACGAGGATGGCAACGAACTGACCCCGCCCGTCATGGACAATCGGCACCACGTCAACATCCGCTTGGCTTCCCCTGCGACTGAACGCACTAATCCCGATGGCAGCATCCGCTGGCACACTTGGGCGCTGGAGTGGACGCAGAACGGCACCGACGACCCCAACGTGAATGCCGAAGAGCAGGCGAAAATCATGATGGATGTGGCGTTGATTAATCCTGACACGATTAAGACGCCAGCAAGGGTTTGGCTCTAATGCCAGTTTTTCGTTCCATAACACAGCTTTGTTCATCTGAGCCTTTTGAGCTTCAGGTGGCCCGTGGGCAAATTCCGGGTCACTCTGGAAATCATAAGTTTGGCGCAGTGCCTGCTATGTCTGTCAACACGACAGGAACTGTATGGGACGTAAATGACACACTGTATCCGTGGTCTGCTTTTGCATCTGCAGGGATTTTGACCGTAGACAGAGCCAGCGCCTCAGACGCAGCAAAGGCCATCACCATTTTTGGCTTAGACCAAGATTACAATCACGTATCAGAAGTTGTTGAGCTTACAAACGCCACTGGAAACGCTACAACAAACACATTTATTCGTGTTACGAGTGCCTCTATGCACAATGGTGATGTTGCTAATGTTGACGCCATCACCATAAAAAAAGGCGCTACGGTCGTTGCCCGCCTTAATGCTGGCGTTGGCCAAACTCTCATGAGCGTTTACACTGTTCCGGCTGGATACACTGCATACCTAACGCAAGGCGTCATGAGCGTTCAGGCGAACGCGGATGCCACTGGAAACTTTTATGTTAGGTTTGGCGGTCAGTCGTCTTTCCGATTGGCCCACACATTTGAAGTCGCGTCGGCTGAATACTTCTACGCCTTCAGCATTCCATTTGCTGTTCCAGAAAAATCTGACATTGACGTTAGAGCGTCTGTGCGCAGCAACAACGCACGGTGCACGGCAGCTTATGATTTCATCTTGATTAAAAACGAGGAGTGGGAGTAATGCCGCGCAAAAAAGAAACCCCCATTCGCCGCACGACTAGCGGCAAAGGCGCCAACTACCGCAAAACAAAGTCTGGTGCAGGCATGACTGCCAAGGGCGTCAAGGAATACCGCAAGAAGAATCCCGGTTCCAAGCTGCAGACAGCTGTAACTGAGAAGAATCCTACAGGTAAGCGCGCCACTCGTCGCAAGAGTTTCTGTGCGCGCTCTGCTGGGCAAATGAAGAAGTTTCCAGAGGCGGCAAAAGATCCCAACAGTCGCCTTCGCCAAGCACGCAAACGTTGGAGGTGCTGATGCCAATTGGTCGCTCCCAAATGTCTCAGCAAATTAGCAAGCCACCCATGAAGGGGAAGAAAAATGCCAAAGGACGCATGCTACCGAAAGGTAAAGGCAAGATACAAAGTGTTCCCAAGCGCCTACGCAAGCGGGGCAATCGCTAAGTGCCGTAAGGTTGGCGCCAGCAACTGGGGAAACAAGGTGCAAAAGAAAGAGGATGGTGGTGCTGTAATGCCATCCAATGAGTATCGTAAGCGTCCTGTCCGCCGCATGCTAAAGGGCGGTGAAGCAATCGCCAATGGCTGCGGAAAGGTAATGTCTAACCGTCGTAAAATTACAAAGATGAGCTGATGGCTGTTCGTAAGACAAAAAAGGGCGCCGCCCTCAAACGCTGGTTCAAAGAGGACTGGAAAGATGTTCGCACTGGCAAGGCTTGCGGGCGTCAGGAAGGTGAAAAACGTGGCACACCATATTGCAGGCCGACCAAGCGTGTCAGCTCGAAAACACCAAAAACTGCGTCGGAGATGACAACTTCTGAAAAGCGTAGTAGAATCTCTGAGAAGAAAAAGCTTGGCCAACCAGCGGGCAAGCCAAAGCGCGTCAAGCCCTTGAAGAGAAAGAGAAGCTAAATGGCTGTTTCAGGCTCAACAGACTTTGAATTGGATGTAGCAGAATACATCGAAGAAGCCTTTGAGCGTTGCGGCTTAGAGGCGCGGACTGGTTATGACTTAAAGACTGCAAAGCGTTCTTTGAACTTAATGCTGGCTGACTGGGCTAACCGTGGCCTAAACCAGTGGACCATTCAGCAGCGCACGATTTCGTTAGCTCAGGGTGACGGTGAATATGCCCTTGGTTCTGATGTAATCGATATTCTTTCCGCCGCAGTCCGCCGCAGTGGAACTGACTATGTGATCGACAGGATTAGCCGCGATGCTTACTTGTCGATCCCAACAAAAACAACGCAAGGGCGTCCAACTCAGTTTTTCGTTGATCGTCAGATCAACCCAAACCTAAAACTGTGGCCACTTCCCGAAAACAGCACAGATGTTCTGGTTTATGACTGCCTAACGCGCATCGATGACGCAGACACCATGGTAAACACCGTAGATGTTCCGTTTAGGTTCTACCCGTGCTTGGCAGCTGGTCTTGCATATTACATTGCTTTGAAGCGTGCTCCTGATCGCATTCAGGTTCTAAAAGCTTTGTATGAAGAAGAGTTTCAGCGTGCGCTCACTGAGGACCGTGACCGTGCGTCATTCCATGTGGCTCCTAGCTTGAGGAATTATCGCGTTGTCTAATTTTGCTTCTGGAAAGTGGGCATATGGCATTTCAGATCGATCCGGCTTTCGGTATCGTTTGAAAGACATGCGCAAGGAGTGGAATGGCCTTCTTGTTGGGAAAGATGAATGGGAGCCGAAGCACCCCCAGCTTGATCCATTAAAGGTTCGCCCTGATGCACAGGCTCTTAAAAACGCACGCCCTGATCGCAATGAGCCTATGACGGTTCCTGTTGGCGGCGGTGGATTTCCAGATAGAGGACCAGCTATTATAGCTGTTGGCCAAGTTGGCAAGGTTACGGTGGTTACGACATGAGCTTTACATACGCACAGCTAAAGCAGGCAATTCAAGACTACGCCGACTACACAGAAGCAACTTTTGTGAGCAACATTCCTATCTTCATCCGTCAGGCTGAAGAGCGGATTCTCAAGAATGTTCAGCTTAGTCTTTTCCGCAAGGTTGATACGGGCACGGTTACGATGTCCAACCAATACTTGTCGTGCCCCGCTGATTTCTTGGCGCCTTTTTCCTTGAGCTTAGCTGGCGCTGATGGCGACAAGTTTTTTGTAGAACTGAAAGACCCAAGCTTTCTGCAAGAATATACTGTAGATCCGACGACAACTGGTTCTCCTCGTTACTACGCTCAGTATGATTTGAATACATTCTTGTTGGCGCCTACGCCTGACTATGCCTACACAACTGAGCTGCACTATTTTTATCGCCCTGCCAGCCTAACAGCTGGTGCTGATTCTGGTACGACTTGGCTTAGCCAAAACGCTGAAATGGCGATGTTGTATGGCTCTCTTATTGAGGCTTACATCTTCATGAAAGGTGAGCCCGATGTTTTGGCTTCGTATAACGCTCGATTCCAAGAGGCTGTTAATGGCCTGAAGATGCTTGGTGAGGCGAAAGAGGTTACAGACGAATATCGCACAGGCAAGGTCGTGAGGGCTAAGCAATAATGTTTGAGCTGAATCTGAATCTTCCTCGAAAATCTAACATTGTTGGTGTTCGCACGACTGAGTATCGTGGGTTCACTCCTGAGGAACTTTCCGAGCAGTGTGTGAAGAAGATTTTGTCTGTTTCTGATAGCGCCCCTCCAGCGATTCGTGACCAAGCTTATGCCTTCCAAAAGGTTGTTGAGAATGTTGTTGCTCAATACATGAAGCAGGCTATTCGTAGCGACAGAACAACTGTGTATAATGCATTGAAGGATGCTGGACATCCAGAATTGGCTGAACTCGTGAGGAGACTCTGAAATGGCTTTCAGCGGCAACTATATGTGCACTTCGTTCAAGAAGGAGCTTCTTGAGGGTAAGCATAACTTTCTGGCTAGTGGCGGTGATACGTTTAAGATCGCGCTATACACCAACAGTGCATCTTTCACAGCGGCGACAACAGATTACACCGCGACCAATGAAGTTGCGGATTCAGGTTCTTATGCTGCTGGTGGCGGCACGCTGACCAACGTGAACCCCGCGTCCGCTGCCACCACTGCGTTTACAGACTTTGCGGATTTGACTTTCACCGCATCAACAATCACTGCGCGTGGGGCTTTGATTTACAACACCACAGCTGGCTCTGGAACTGGCACTACCAATGCCGTTGTGGTTCTTGATTTTGGAGCGGACAAAACCTCCAGCGCCGGGGACTTTCAGATTGTGTTTCCATCTGCGGATGCAGTTAATGCCATAATCCGTATCAGTTAGTGATACTGGGAACTACATAGACTGAAGCTGATCTGTCTGATATAACTATATGGACAGAGATTCCGGTCTAGGAAGGCAAAATGGCAAGCACTTATTCAAACAGTGGCATTGAGCTCATAGCCAACGGCGAGCAGTCTGCTACTTGGGGCGACACGACCAACACTAACCTTGAAATTATTGATAGAATTATCAATGGTGTTGGCACAATTAGCCTTTCTGGAACGACTCACACACTGACAACATCAGACGGTGCTTTGTCAGATGGTCATTACAGGGTTTTGGTTTTTGGCGGCTCACCATCAGGCACCAACACTGTAACTATAGAGCCAAACAACGCCAGCCACGTTTACTTTGTTGTAAACAACTCTGGCCAAAGCGTTGTTCTCACACAGGGCTCTGGCGGCGATGTAACCATTGCTGATGGGCGGACGGCGGCAGTTTATTGCAATGGTGGCGGCGCATCGGCTGCTGTTGTTAATCTTTCCGATACCTATGTTGCATCTACTGTATCCGATATTGGTAGCCTCACCCCGACCGATGGTAATTTTCTTGTAGGTAACGGCACTACATGGGTTGTGGAGACTGGAAATACCGCCCTTACGTCTCTAGGCGTTACAGCGACAACTGGGGAATTGAACCTTTTAGACGGTGTTACATGGACACTGGCAAACTACAATACTTTGACCGCTTCTGCAGCGGAACTAAACTACAGCGTAGGTGTAACGAGTGCCATCCAGACGCAGCTGAATGCCAAAGCTCCTATTGCTGGTCCGACATTCACTGGCACTGTAACGATTCCCACTGCGGCTGTAACAACGGCCAACATCACGACTTCCAATGTGACAACGGCCAACATCACGACCGCAAACGTGACGACTGTTGATCTTGGCGACTGGACTATCACCGAAAGTGCTGGCGTTCTGTATTTTGCTACAGGTGGCACAAATAAGATGAAGTTGGACGCGACTGGCAATCTCACAGTAACTGGCGACGTCACTGCATACGGGACGATCTAATGGCTATTGTTGGTTCAGGCACAGTTTCTCTTTCAGATATTCAGACTGAGTTTGGCGGTGAAAATCCTATAAGCATTTCTGAGTATTACAGGGGTGGTGCATATACTACGGATAATAACACTGGCGTGCCTGAATCTGGTGAAATATCTATCTCAGATTTCTACAATGCAGAGTTAATTATTTCTGGCACAGTGACGTTTAGCACGGCTGGATCTTACAATTGGACTGTCCCAAACAGAGTTACGTCTGTAACTGTAAC